GAGACCCTAGTTATTTTCAAAACTATGAAGAAAACAAAAATGAACTTCAGCCGTTTACTAAACATGGATATTTAGTTGTTGCGCCACATGTCAATATTAATATACCAGGCTTTGGAGAAATGTCTGGAACTACTTTAAGACAAGTATTAGCAACTGCAGATCAAAATACATTCAAAGATGTTATGGGATTTTTTGACCCAAAAATTTATAACTTATTAAAAACAAAATTTTCTCAAATTAAAACTGAAGTTATAGAATCATTTTTAGCAGAAGGAAGTACTGCAACTGCTTTAGGTAAGGCAATGGTAGATGACGGTCCTAGATATTATTATGGAAATCAATCAACATATCGAAAAAAGACAGCTCAAATAGCAAATCGATTAGGATATGAAGTTATAAATTATATTGTAAAAGACAATCCAATTGAAATACATGATACTAATTATCCAGATGGACCTCCATTAACAGTATCTTATTTTCCAACTGGAGTTAAAGGTGGAGATTTTGCAGGTACAGATTATCTTAAAAACTACAAAGGAAGTCCTGCATATAAATTGTGGCTAAAACATATTAATAAATCGGCGACAGCTGTAGGATATAAGTTTTTAGATTTCCTAGGAGCAGATGCATCAATTGATTCAAGTAAAAGCGAAAAATTAGGAGTACCAACAACTCTTAAAGAAGATTTTAATGTGCCAATCAATATTGGAGATACAATAATGATGGGTCGATTCAAAAACAAACCTGTAGTTGTACAAACAATACAGTGGAGTCAAAAGGGAGATTTACTTATAAATGGTAAGTCTGCAGCAAGATTTAGAATACCACAAGAACAATCTTTAACAAAAGAATGGTGGTCAAATGAATTTAAACAATTAATAACTGAAGCAAAAGCAAATACACATTTAACTCATTTAGAAGAATTAGTTTTAACTCAAGGTAAAGATGGATATAAACAAGCTAAATCATTTTTAGTAGAACTACTGAAAAATTTAGCAGGCAATTCAGATAAACAAGTTAATACATCAGTTAAATGGGACGGCGCGCCTGCATTATTTGCCGGCATCAATCCTGATAATGGACAATTTTTTGTAGGAACAAAGTCTATCTTTAATAAAGAACCTAAAATTAACTATACAAAAGAAGATGTAGAATTAAATCATGGACATGCTCCCGGATTAGCTGATAAACTAAAAAAAGCATTAGATTATTTGCCTACCTTAGGAATTAAAAATATTCTTCAAGGTGATTTTATGTTTGATAAAAATATGGTAAAAACTACAAATATTGATGGCAAAAAACATTATTCATTTAGACCAAATACAATAACATATGCAGTAGAAGCAGATTCAGAATTAGGGAATCAAATTGCACAAGCAGAGTTTGGAATAGTATTTCATACAACATATCAGTCATTAACTAGTGGTGCACAATTTGGAGCAAATGTTAGTGGATTGAAGAAAAATCCTAATGTTTGGTTTGATGATGCATTTTTTAAAGATTCAACAGGTGTAGTGACATTAACAATTTCAGAGGCAAAACAAGTACAATCGTTGATTAGAAAGGCAGATTCAATTAAAATAAATTACGAAGATCTTCCGAGTGCAGATTTGAATGTATATCTTAATAATGAAATACGAACTGGTCAATTTGTTAATAATCCTAAAATATCATTCAAAGCATTTCAAAAATGGTATAAGATGACTAGAATTGATAAACGTGTAGCAAAATTAAAATCTGAAAAAGGAAAGGCAAAAGCAATTGCAGCCGGACAAGAAAAAATGATAATGTTCAAAAGAAGGCAACAAGATATAACAAATTTGTTTGAAGTATCAAAATTGTTATCAGAAGCCAAACTTATATTTGTGAGAAAGTATAATAATGCCATCTACAATACAAAACATTTTGTAGACGATGGCAAAGGAGGCTTAAGAGTCACCGCTCCAGAAGGATATGTAGCAGTTGATAGAATAGGAAATGGAGTAAAATTTGTAGATAGAATAGAATTTAGTAGAGCTAATTTTGCTATGGATAAAGGCTTTACAAAATAATATTGATAAGTAAAACATAGCATATTTATATATAACCAAAGATAATAACAAATTAGGGACAAATTATGAAAGAAGATTTATTAAGAAAGATGATAAGAAAAGAAATTAAATCATCTATCTCAGAAGCACCAATGGCTAGAGGACAAGTAGGATCTGGTTTAGCTCGTGTAGAAAAAATGGCAAGCATTAAAATGCTAAAAAAGGCATTAGGACAAGGTACGCCTGCACAACAAGCAGCCGGACTATT